GATCCTAATAACACTATGCTTGGTTATGGTGTTAATTCAACAACTTTAGTTCCTTCAGATCTAACAAAAGGTACTGGTACAGCACTTTCTGCTTTGATCTTTGGTGACTTCTCACAATTAATGATGGGCTTTTGGTCAGGAGTTGATGTGGTTGTTGACACAGCTTCATTGTCTACAAGTGGCGGAACACGCCTTGCATTCTTCCAGGATATGGATATTGCTATTAGACATGGACAAGGATTCAGCTTTATCAAAGATATCGTTGCTTCTTAATGTTGTAACTAGGGTGGGAGAAATCCCACCCACTTTTTAAGGTAGAAATTATGGAAATTAGAATTTTAAAAACATGCCACATCAGAGGTGTGCCAAAACATGAAGGCGATGTAGTAGAAGTTGCATCTGCTGAAGCTAGACAATATATCTCTAGCGGTCATGCTGAAGAACTTAATTACGAAAAGAAAGAAATCAAAAATAAAGCTGTTAAGAAGACAAAAAAGAAATAAATAATGGCTTTAGAATTTGATGCAGACTTTAATGGATACCTGGATTCCGATTATGGGCATGGTATCGCAGCTACCTATACTCCTTCAGGTGGCTCTGCATCATCAATTAAAATTATCATGGATCAACAATATTATTCTATACCTGGTGAAAGTATAGATGTTGAAGGCTCACAACCAATGGCACATTGCAAAACAACTGATGTGCCTAATGCTGCTTATGGTGATGACTTGGTTGTTGCTGCTGTTACAAACCTTGATGGCACTACTATTAAAGCACAAACAAGTTATAAGGTAGTTGGAGTGCAACCTGATAATACTGGTATCACACTTTTGATATTAGAGGAACAATAATGGCTAACCATCTTAGACAACAAATAAGAGAACAAGTTGGCACTACATTAACAGGATTAACTACAACTGGATCTAGGATTTATCAATCCAGGGTTTATCCTTTATCTGCAAATTTATCACCAAGTTTGCTTATTTATACCAAGTCTGAAGAATCTCAACCAATAGTTATTGGATCTTCTAGGACAATGGAAAGAATTTTATCTTTAAATGTAGAAGCATATGTTAAGGCTACAACCAATAGTGATGACACTATAGACACTATTGCTAAAGAAGTTGAATCTGCACTAGCAGCAGATACTACTTTAAATGGTTTGGCTAAGGATTGTTTTTTAGAAGGTACTGAAATAGATTACAATGGAGAAGGTGAGCAACCTATTTCAGTTATGACAATGACATTTAGCATAATGTACATAACAAGTGAAAGCTCACCTGATATAGCTTTATAGGAGTAAACTATGAAATTAATTAGTCCAAATGGCAAAGTTTCTATAAATGCTCATCCTTCCAAGGTTGAGGATTTGTTGAAAAAGGGTTGGAAAGAAGAAGCAGCCCAAAAAGAAATTAAATCTTCTTCTAAAAAATCTAAGAAATTAGAGGAGAATACCGAAAATGAGTACTCATAAGGGAAGCGAAGGCGCTGTATATGTTGGTGCTAATGCGATTGCTGAAATTAGATCTTATTCTTTAGAGGAAACTGCTGATACTATTGAAGACACTTCAATGGGCGATAGTGCAAGAAGTTACAAAGCATCTCTTACATCCTTTTCAGGATCAATAGATGTTTACTGGGATGAGACTGATACTAATGGGCAAGGTGCATTAGATGTTGGATCTGAAGTAACTTTGAACTTCTATCCTGAAGGTAATAGCTCAGGAGATACCTATTACACAGGTACTTGTATTGTTACAGGCGTTTCAAGATCAGCATCATTTGATGGCATGGTTGAAGCAAGTGTTTCAGTTCAAGGTACAGGTGCATTGTCAGAGACAACTGTATAACATGAAAGCGATAGAACGAGCAAGATCGCATTTTGAAGCGAGAGAGATAAAGCAAATCGAAGTCCCTGAATGGGGTGACGAGAATGGAGAGCCTTTAAAGATTTTTGCAAAGCCACTTACATTAGCTGAAACTTCTAAACTCTATAGAATGAGTAAAGAAGATGATCTAACCATGATGGCTTATGTTCTAATTTATAAGGCACTAGATGAGAATGGCGATAAGCTATTTGATGTTGGTGATAAACAGTTGTTACTGAATAATGTGGATAGGGAAGTCCTGGTCAGAGTAGCCCAGGAAATAATGGAAAGTCCAAATGTTGAGGAACAGAAAAAAAACTCCTAAAGGATAGTGATTTATTTGCACAATATGCATTAGCAGATAGATTAGGTAAAACTCTTACTGAATTGCAAGAGATCACTATCCAAGAGTTCACAGGATGGATGGCATATATAGAAATATTGCAGGATAAGAGAAAAGATGGCTAAAAAAAATGTACCTATAATTTTTACTGCTATCAACAATACTGTTGGTGCTTTTAAAACCATTAATAGCGGTCTTGGTAAGATTGGTGGCAAAGCTCTTACAGCTACAAAAGCTGTTAGCGGTTTGGGTCTAGCTGTTACTGGTACAGCAGCAGCAGTTGCAGCATTTGCAAAAGTCAATTTTGATGCAATAGATCGCCTGGGTAAAACAGCATCTAAAT